GGCGACCTATAACATCTACAATGAATAAAAACAAACGCAGACAAAGAAAGGCAAAATATCGTGGACAAGGAAAATAAAAGATCAAACTTCTATCCTACAGGAGAAATTATAGATTATAGCTTGCCTCAATCATTTACTAAAGCATTGAAAGGTGCCTCATGCGGAGATTGTGGGCTATATAGTAATAAATGGTCATTTTGTGGTAGATGGGGCGCTAAAGGTGTTAAAGATACTTATGTATGCCACGAATGGAGAAAGCGTCATTTTAAAAGATAGTATTTGCGATTTCTGTTAAATTTTATAAGCTTTTAATAACAGAAAGGTACAAATGACTAAAAAATATCTTTTTCAAACTATTTATGCTGATGGGGAAATTGAATTTTGTTATTGCTCAAGATTTGAAATTCGTCCTGAAAGTATTCGTTTGAAAAACTTAGGTGTTAAATTTAAAAGAAAAATTTATCGTAATGTGTCAAAAGAGATTTTGAAAAGATTGTAATAAATATTTCTATAAAATTTAAAATTTATGTGGTATTTATGCCACATGGCTAAATTTAAAGGTAGATCAGTAAAACTTAACAAACCGATGCGTGGGGACGTAAAGAAGTTTAAAGTATTCGTAAAGAATCGTAAAACAGGCAGAGTAGTCAAAGTAAATTTTGGCGACAAAAAGCTATCTATTAAAAAAAATATTCCAGCAAGAAAGCGTTCATTTATGGCAAGATTTAGACCAATACTTGCTAAAGCTAAAAGATCAGGAAAACAACTTAATACAACTCCTGTATATTGGGCAGTTAGATCATGGCAAAAAGGTTTTAAATTATGATTGATAAATATATAATTAAATTTTTATCTGCAATTGATAGATTCTGTGAGAGTATTGCAAGAGCATTAACTAAAAAGAAAAAAAATGAAGAGATACTAAAGTTTTAGAATCTTTTAAAAAACACGCAGAAAAAAAATTAAAAGAAATGAATATATTTAAGAGCCTAAAAAAAGAAGTAGATCATGGTGCTAATGGCACTCAACAGTATGTAATTAAAAAAGGAATTAACAAAGGCAAGATAGCTAAATGAGGATAAATATGAATTATTATTTTACAGGAATATTGATTTTAGGATTTGTATTTTTAGCACTTTGTATGAAACCACTATGAAAATATCTGAAAACACATCTGTTGCTATGCCTATCAAAAATATGGTTGGGATAATTGTAGGAGTTGCTATGGGTATATTTGCATATACAGAAGTTACTGCAAGATTAACAAGCCTTGAAACATCAAGAGAATTAATGAACTCTGATTTACTTAAAAAGTCAGAACAAACTACAACTGATAAAGAGCAATATCTTTTATTGGAAGATTTATATGAAACTGTAGAAAAGCACCAAGAACTTTTAGATAAAAATATTCATACTCAAGTTATGCTAGATCATATAGAAGCACAGTTAAAAAAATCATTAGAAGATATTGAAGAACTAAAAGATAAGGTAAGACAAAATGGAAACAATCATTAGTAGTGTCGTTGCTTTGTGTATGTTTGTGGCTGGAGAGTTACAAGAACATAGAATACAAGATAAAATGTCAGATTGTTTAAAAGGTAAAAGAGAGGCAGAAAGAAATGCAAATAGTAATATTGAATATAAATGTGGCAAAGTACAAGCAGAACTTGAAGAAAATATAGATGGTAGTAAATCAATTAAAAAAATAGTATCCAAAGAATGAAATTTGTTCTAGCTTATACTATCTGCTCTGCAATAACAGGATTTTGCAATACTCCAGCAGTACACCCCATAAAGTTTGACACATGGACAGATTGCACTAAAGCTGGTGCTATGGTAACAATTAAAGTAACAAACGAATACAAAGAAAAATTTAACAAAGAAAAATTATATATATCTTATTTTTGTAATGAACATAACCCTAACGAAACCCCAACATAAAGTTTCATCAAGTAATAAAAGATTTAGAGTATTAGTATCAGGTCGTAGATTTGGTAAGACCTATTTATGTATTACTGAAATGATGAAATATGCAACACAGATTAATAAAAAAATCTGGTATGTAGCACCTACATTTAAAATGGCTAAAGAGATTGTATGGTCAAATCTTAAAGATATGCTTTCTCAATTTAATTGGATAGAAAATATTAATGAATCTAATATGACTATTACGATTAAAAAAACAGGCAGTAAAATATCATTAAAGGGTTGTGATAATTATGATAGCTTGCGTGGAGTAGGGTTAGACTTTTTAATATTAGACGAATTTGCTGACATTGAAGAAAAAGCTTGGACAGAGGTCTTGAGAGCATCTGTATCTGACACCGAGGGAGATGTTCTAATGTGTGGTTCTCCAAAAGGCTATGGTAACTGGTCGTATAGAATGTACCTTAAAGGGCAACAGGGCGACAAGGAGTGGGATTCCTTTCAATTTACTACCTTGCAAGGTGGAATGGTATCAAAGGAAGAAATAGAGCAAGCTAAACAGGATATTGATATAAGAACTTTTAGACAAGAGTTTGAGGGTACATTTGAGAACTATGCTGGTAGTGTTTATTATAATTTCCACCCTGTAGAAAGTGTAGTAGATAAACAAATAGATTGGACAAAGCCATTACATATTGGCATGGACTTTAATGTCGATCCAATGAGTGCTTGTGTAGGACAAATAGAAAAAGATAAAATATTTTTTTTAGATGAGGTTATAATTTATTCAAGTAATACTGATGAAATGGTAGAGGAAATAAGAAACAGATATGGAACGAAGATACCTATTTTTATATATCCTGACCCAGCTTCTAGACAAAGAAAAACCTCTGCTGGTGGAAGAACTGATTTAAGCATATTACAAAACGCAGGATTTAAAGTTAAATGTAAATTAAAGCACCCAGCTGTTCGAGATAGGATAAATGCTGTTAATAGCAAACTCAAAGATTCTAATGGCAATAGGCATATTTTTGTTTCCAAAACTTGCAAAACTATTGTAAAAGGATTACAAAGACAAATATACAAGGAGAACACTAATATTCCTGATAAGGAAGATGGCTTTGATCACATGAATGACGCAATAGGCTACATGGTAGATTTTTTAAAACCTCTGACAACTCAGGCACAGTTTTCTCGACCAACAAGATGGGCAATAAAATAGTATGGCATACACCAGAGATCAAGCATTAGATACGCATAAAGATTATTCAGAAACTATAAATAATTGGGAATATTATATTAGATCGTATAATGGTGGTTATGACTATATGATTGGTCAATATCTTAATAGATACAACCTTGAATTAGATAACGAATTCAATCAAAGATTAGCTAATACTCCTTGTGATAATCATTGTAAAAATATTATACAAATTTATTCATCATTTTTATTTAGAGTTAGACCAAGTAGAGATTTTGGCTCTATGCAAGATGAGGCTAGTTTAGAATCATTCCTAAAAGATGCTGACCTTGAGGGTAATAATTTAAACTCAGTAATTAAACAAGCTCAAAACTATGCTTCTATTTATGGTCATTGTTTTTTAATGTTAGATAAACCCAATGTAACTACAAACACTAGAGCAGAAGAATTAGATCAAGATATTAGACCTTATCTATCAATCGTTACTCCTGAAAATGTTTTAGATTGGAACTTTGAAAGACAATTAAATGGAAAGTACGAATTAAACTATTTAAAAGTTAGAGAAGAAGTGGATAGAAAAGGTGGTACATATATGAGAATATGGTACCCAGATAAAATTGATACTATTTACATGGAAGAAAGATCAGAGCCTAGATTAATAGATAGTGTTCCTAATATGATTGGTAAAATTCCAGCAGTAATTTTATATAATTCTAAATCACATAAAAGAGGTGTAGGTCAATCTGATTTAACTGATATTGCTGATTTACAAAAAGCTATCTACAACGAATACTCTGAAATGGAACAATTAATCAGATTAACTAACCACCCATCATTAGTTAAAACTCCAAGTGTAAATGCAAGTGCTGGTGCTGGTGCAGTTATAGAAATGCCTGATGA